ACCCGTTCCCTAATACTACATATATGACTCAATGTACTATGAAGCAAGACCCTAATACTGAGCAAGCACTAGGGTACGATAGTAAGTATACAAACTCATTCTTTATAGCAGGTTCATGGGATGATTCTGGCGACCGTGATGTTTCATGGCACGTTAAGGGCTTCATGGCTGTTGCGCCTACACCATGAGAAGGGCTTTACTGCTCGCATTGGGCGTTTACACGACCGTCTTTCTGGCTGCTTGCTCACTGGTGTACGTGTCCGGTAGCGACAACAAGATAGATACCAAGCGTGAAAACGACATAGAGGTTGACGCTGAGCTACCAGATGAAAAGATTGATTAATAGTCGGACTACGTTTAAACTTGTACTCGATATTAACAAAGAGAGGTAAGAGAGAATGCAGTCTATAGACCATACATTATTCGAGAGCAGCGCGCAGCGAGAATTAGATAAGGCGCTACTCGTTAAGTTTTTCGTAAAGCAACGCCCTAACGATACAGCTACACAGCTAGAGGGGCGTCCCATGTTCAAGGATGTCGAGTACATTGACATCAAAGTAGTGGGTAGTAGGAACGGCGGGGCTTGCAGACCTGCTAGACCAGATGATATTGCACGTTTTCCAGAGCATTATGAGGCTTTTAAGAAGCGTACCGAAGCGCCTGTAACAGGCACGGCATTAGCGGAATGGGCTTTAGTTAGCCGCAGCCTAGTTGAGGAGCTGGCTTATCATAACGTTAAAACGGTAGAGCAATTGCGCGATATGCCTGATGTCCATGCGTCTAAGATGCTCGGCATGATGGCACTGAAAGCCAAGGCAGTTAAATGGCTAGAATCTGCAAGCGACACAGCGCGTTTAAACCAGTTGGAAGCTCTTGAAACAGCTAACAGCGAGAAAGATGAGCGAATAGCTAAGCTAGAATCAGTAGTTGCTGATATGATGGTTAAGCTAGAAGCCACTGAAGAAGTCGCAGAAGAGACAGTAGAAGAAGTTCAGCCTACTCCTAAAAAGAGGGCTACTAGGTCGCGGAAACGCAGGTCTACAATCAAGAAATAAGGTGACAAAATGCCAATTACGACCGCTATGACAGCAAACGATATACTTAATCGCGTGGCGGTTGAAGTTGGACTTGACGCCGTGCAAGACCCTATGGGTAGTCAGGACAAGGCGTTTATACAACTTAAAATACTGTTGAATGTAGCAGGCGAAGAGCTTGCTATCATGAACGACTGGAATATCCTGATAGCTCGACATACTATCGACACCGCGACAGACCAGTCAGGTGCTTATGACTTACCTTCTGATTTCCTGTGCATTACCAATCAAACAGCTTGGGAGCATAACAACCGCACACCCGTGCCTATGATATCAGCTCAAGACTGGACAGCTCTGGATGCCAGAAATTTCGCCAGTAGTGAGATGTATCCAAAATACCGATTACAGGATGGATTGTTCACAATCTACCCACAGCCTACACCGGATAACTACTTAATCAGCTTCGAGTATAAGTCTACTGGTTGGGTACTACCCGCGAGTGAGGCTTCAGGTCAGAACTACCAGAATTTCCTAACGTCTCGTGGAGCTAAGCTATTCACCACCAACGGCTTGGAGTTCGAGGTACTAATCGCAGGCGTCACAGGCTCACCTGAAGTCGTTGAGGGCGCAGACTTGGTCGTATATGACCGTACCTTAATCACCCGATACCTGAAACTGAAATGGCTGAAAGCCAAGGGCTTTGCAAGTGATGATGCACAGGCTGATTTCGACCAGATATTCGAGATACTAGCCGGAACGAACAAGGGTTCTAAGATACTTGTGGCAGGGCGTGTACACACGGGCATACCGTTGATTAACCCCGTCAATAACTTGAGTGATTCTAACTATGGTTTATAAACCGTCAATATCCTCAGCAGGTAAGGCTAACGTGCCTCGCACAACTAAGCTATTCACAGCACCCGCACCTATTGGCGGTATTGACGCGCGTAATATTCTTGGTGACGGCAACATCAGAAACTGTATTTATGCCTACAACCTAGTTCCAAGTGAAGCAGGTGTTCGTGTACGCAGCGGTTACAGAGAATGGCAGATAGATATAGAAACTGTCCCTGAGGCAGGTGCAGGTGTTCGCTCAATAATCCCTTTCTCAGCAACCGCCGATTCAGCCGATAGGCTATTCGCGGTAACTAACGAGGGTATCTGGGATGTCAGTGTATCAGGTGATGCACCTGTACTTATGACCGACCCGCTAGAGTGGGCGTTGACAGGTGATGATGCAGGATGGGGCGTTTACACTGTCTACGTGGCAGGGAATGACGTCTCCTATATTTTCTATGCTGACTCGCTAAACGGGCTGTTCAGATATGATACTGATACAGATGCTTGGGCTAGACCCGCAGATATCACAGGTGTTCTTGCCGAGAGTATAAATTTCGTCACAGTACACAAACTACGGGTATGGTTCGGGGCAAAGAATGACGCTACAGGTTACTATTTAGAACCAGACGCCATAAAAGGCGCGGCTACACCCTTCGAGTTTGGTGGTAAGTTCAAGCACGGCGGCTCATTGGTAGGTCTGTACAACTGGACGGTTGATGGTGGCATAGGTGTCGATGATTACCTAGTCGCAGTCAGTTCAGCAGGTGACGTACTGCCATACCAAGGCAGCGACCCCGCATTGATTAACGGGTGGGGGATAACAGGCTCTTACTATATTGGTCAAACAGTACGTGGCGGTCGTTGTGCTTCACAGCAGGGCGGTAATTTACACCTACTGTCGTCATACGGGCTTATCTCGATGTCAGACCTACTCCGAGGTGTTGACCCTAGATTACCTGATGCACAGTCGGTGAGTGCCAAGATAGCGCCTTTCTTGCGTAACCATACGGTGAACGATGTTAGCAAGCACGGTTGGGCTGTACTAAACCTGAGCAGCGAAGGCTCTCTTATAGTCGTCACACCAGAACGAACCAATGGTGAGAATATAGAGTATGTTTATAACATCTCTGTAGACGGTTGGGGGTTGTGGCGAGAGATACCGATAAACTGCATTGATACATGGGGTAGCTCGCCTTACATAGGTACAGCAGACGGTCGTGTTTTATGTATGGACGTAGCGAAAGATGATGTCAAGCTGACTCCTCCGGTAGATGGTGTAAACGGCTCTAATATTAACTTTTCCATGATGTTCAGCTACACCAGTTTAGGTGAAGAGGGGCTGTTTAAACGCGGTATGCTGATACGACCTGATTTCTTATCCAAGGGTAAAGTATCGGTGGAGGCTAAATTCTTCTATGACTATGATGTGAGTGAGATACTCACCACGCCAGTCGATGCAGGAACAATAGGATATGTATGGGACGCCTCTTACTGGGATTTCGCCTTGTGGAACACTAGTGAGCTAGTCACAAGCTACACGACTCAAGGGGCTAGTGGCATGGGTAGAACAGTTTCAGCGGCACTCAAGGGCAATGCACTAGCAGATACGCTCATGGCGTCTTGTGATATTTTCTATAACACGGGCGGCGGATTGTAGTGTCGGTGGTGTTGAGAGAGTTCGATGGGTTCAAAGATTGGGAGTGGTTTACACGACACAACCCGATAAAACGAGTCCAAGATACGTCCGGCATAACGGCTGTAGACGCCGAGAGTGGTGAAATATTAGCCATAGTAGTCTGCGATACGTGGTACAGTGATAGCGTTAATCTTCACATAGTAGTCACGGATAACCGTATAGTTAGATACGGCTTCATGGAAGCGATATTTAACTACGTTTTTAATAACAACAAGCACGAGAACATAAAGATAGCCTACGGCTTCATACCAACTAACAACGCCAAAGCGCGTAAGTTGATTAAGAACGTTGGCTTTACCGAGGTTTACACGCTGTCCGGTGGTGATGGTGGTGTAGGTTTTCACATACTGACACTAGATAAGAAAGATTGTAAATTTCTAAAGGGGAACAAACATGGGTAGTCCTGACGCACCAGATTACAAGGGAGCAGCAGAAGCAACAGCAGCAAGTGACGCGGAGATGCTCGATAAGCAGACGGTTGCTAATCGACCAGACCGTGTAAATCCTTGGGGGACTGAAACTTGGGCGCAAGAAGGCGACCGATGGACACAGAACGTAACTCTCAATGATGATTCTCAAGCCGCGCTTGACTCACAGCTTGCATTACAGCGAGGTAAGAGTGATTTAGCAGGCGGGATGATGGGTCGTTTAAACGATGAGTTCGGCGACCAGATGGACTGGTCACAGTTCGGCAGTCAGCAGGGGCTTGAATTTGACCCCTCTCAGCTACGCCAACGTGCAGAAGATGCAGCGTACGGGCGAGCCACGAGCCGGTTAGACCCAAGATTCAACCAAGGTCAGGAAGCATTAGAGATTAAGATGCGTAACCAAGGGTTGTCAGCAGGTGATGAAGCCTACGACAAAGCTATGGCTAACTTCGGTCGGGACAGAAACGATGCCTACGAGCAAGCACAGATGGGCGCAGTAGGTCAGGGCAGAAGTGAGTCAGACCAAGCCTACGGGCAGCAAATGGGTTCAGCAGATTACGCTAATAAGCTACGCCAGAACTCCATAACTGAAGAGATGAAGAAACGCTCGACCAGTTTAAACGAGATGAACGCTGTACTTAACGGACAGCAAGTAGCGTCACCACAGTTCCAGAACTTCTCCCAAGCAGGCAGGAGTCAGGGCGTTGATTACACGGGTGCTGCTAACTCTCAGGCTAACTTCGACCAAGCCGCGCAGCAGTCTAAGATGGACGCTATCACAGGCATGGCAGG